CCACCATCACCTTCATCTCCCGTATGGTCATGGATTATAAGAGCACTATCACTACCAGTAGATAATATACTATGTGCAACACCTGATAGACTAGCTGTTATATTATCAGAGCCAGAAGATAGAGTAACCGTAGTTACAGCACCGCCAAATGAGGATGAAATAATAGTACCATACTTGATAGTACCATCTTCCATATAAGTTCTTCTATCTACTTCAAAATTGTTTGTTTGGTCACCTACTACTGTGAATGAGTTCGCAGATACATAGGTTCCTGTTACCGTCGTTACTGTGCTAAGTGCCATGTCTTTACTCCTGTTTTTATATTATTATACGCTTGCATTACCTATTTGGTGTGTTACTTCTAATACATCTCCATTCTCTAATGGGTTGGATACTGAAAAATCTTCTACATCTATAAGAGTCCCTGATGTGCCTGATACAACCGTGGATAGGAATATACCCGCAACTGTAGTAGAGGCGTTGATGTTGAATGTGGCTGTGCTGAGAGCGTTGGATATTGATTGACTTGCAACCGCGCCAGTAACCCATAATTTTCTACTACCACTATACGCAGTCACTTCAGTCCAGGTTGGGTGGGAGGCTAGTGTATCTCCAACTACTGCTGTGCCAGCCCCTTTCAGTCCTATATAATAATTAGTCCCACTGAATGTTGTTTCTAATATGTAGTCTAGTCCTTCGTTTGCAAACATTTCTTATTCTCCTTATCGTCTGTACTCCATTTTAGTTTGCCATTTTTGTCGTAACATTTGGCTGTTGCTTTTGATTTAAGTTTGATTTTCATCTTATGCTCCTGAAGTAGTGGTTCCTGATACTGTAAACATATCTAATGTTGATACTGCAAATCTATCTGGTATGTATCTGTCTGTTCCACCAAACCAGTCTATGTCTGCGTAGAACGGTGTTCCATTATTATGGTTAGCTGTTACCCATATATTTTTATCTCCCCGCTCTATTTTCTCCTGGGCCATTAATTCCCAGTCTTCACCATCCAGACTGAAGTAGGAAGTAACATCATTATATGTAACAGTAGTATTCCAAGGCGCTCCGTAAGTTATATCTCCACCAGAACTGGTTATTCTGAAGTAGTAGGGAAGTTCTCTATATTCAACATCAGCCCCAGCAGCATTACCACCGAATCCGCCTGCCACTCCTGGTATTGTTCTAAAATATTCCCATCTATAACCTATTACATTCTTCTTTGCTATTACAGCCATATAATCATTATCATCTACCTTGACCATTAGTCCTACACCGTTATTACTAAGACTATTATCAAAATCACTATTAACTACCTTCATCCTGATATCAAAAGTAGTTCCAGAAGCTATTGTTTGGTAGATACCATTACCACTAACTGTTGTGCCCGCTCCTGAATTTATTCTCAGATAATGTTTGCCTTCTGTGAGAGACCCAGAGGTTGTTAGTGATTGTGTCCAGAATGATTCTACTGATTGATTGAAGAATCCGTCGTTTGAATAATCAAACCAATCATCTCCGTCTGGTGTAGATGTGTCATTCATACTAAATGTTCCAGAGGTGGATACTGAATAGGTGCCATTTACTTTGTCTACTACCCCTGGATTATACATAGTAAAATTTCCAGTAGTTGTCTCACTGACTGTTCCAGAACCACTATATGTTACTCTTAAGTATACCTCATACAGATTGAATGTATTCTGTTGAAATATGAATTGATTAATAGGATAAATTTCAACATACATTTTTTCTAATTCGGATTTAGTCCATGTAGTTTCAAGTTGTCCATCATCTATGAAATCTGTTATATCTCTCCATCTATTATCTATTGTTAATCCTGGTCTATACTCCAAAAAATGTTTGGATTGATAATAATCAGTTCTCAATATAGGAAATACTACAAGTAAATTATCAACTGTATTTGTAGCTTTCGCTCTTACTCCTATTTCAACCTTGGAAATATTATCATTTAGTGCTCCAAGAGACCCACTCCAACTCACTCTAAGTTGACCCGTATCCCACAGACCATTGCTTGGAGTAACATCCGTGTAGGTAGCTTGATTACCATCCCAAGCATTAGCAGCATTGTTCCATTCTGAATCGTCTCCCTCTAAACCATTATCTGCTGAAAATGTAGTTGTAATGTTCGCCATCAAATCTCCTAGGTTGGGTCTAATATTTCTGCGGCTTTGAATTTGGTATTTGCTACACTTACATTCACATTTGTATCGCCTTCACCAATTATATACCATCTAATAACACCATCACAGGTTATATTTCCAGCTATTAATTGAGTCGGTGAAGGTATTAAAGACTGACTATTAAGCAATATCCAGTCTAGTTCTATTTGATTACCGTTTTTTCGCATACCGGTAATATATCTTTTGTAATAATTATTTGTTATAGTAGAATGTTGTGTATAATTAAAAGTATTAGTATCACAATTACCTGTCCCTTTATCTCCTGATTGACTATATCTATATTCAACTTTATTTATAGTAGACCAAGTTATAAAATAATTATTAATACTTTTTGGTGATATAGTCTCATTTATACCTCTTTCATAAAATGTATATACTCTCATATAATTTTCAAGAGAGGAGAAGGTTAGATTGCCATTTCCATCATATAGTAACATGCCATAAGAACCTACTGGTATAGATTGTACAGGAGTTTCTTCAAATAATACCCACTGAATAGTAATGCTCCCATTTGATACTACTCTTGCATGTGTAAGAGCGTCGCCAGTTTGTTTGAAACCCCATTGACATATATAAACATTTTCTACTGGTCTCATTGCAAATACAACACTATTATTAGTATTAGGTATGCTAACATAATTTATACCTGTTACAAGATTAGCACTACCAGCAGTTATATAGGTATAGTTTTTGAACTGACTATCCAAAGCTACATTATTGTTTCTATTGAATGTTAGAATACCATAATCTATTGCTGGCATTATCTGCCTACTCCTATTAACTGTGTTTTGTAGTTACCATACACTATCGGAAACCCACTGAAATTCCAATCTACTGAATTTAATGAAATATGAGCCCCACAACTAGTGCTACATTCAATAACAATGTCCGAACTTATTGAAGTAGATATATTATCATTTATCAAACAATTTCTATTAACATTTAATTCTACAAGACTACCATTAGACCCAACCGACTGTGGTATAAGTTCAGCATTCAGAACAGGGCCAGCTTCATTCTCTATTAGCGGGTATGAAAAGGCTAATAAATTATATGCTGTAGCAAATCCAACATCTATATCATTAGTAATATCATTCCCATCATAGAATACCCTAGTTATACCGTCTTCAGAAGTTAATATTTGAATACCGTTTTCATCATAAATAATAAATCCATAATTATAACTAATATCTACTCTTAATTGAATATGTGACACATAAGTTTTCCATTCAGTAAAATATTTATTACCATGCTCCATATAAACCCAAGGGTCTAAATTATTCAAATCATCAACATCCCATGTTGCTGGAGCGTTATTTGCATCAGTTATTTCTATATCAAGACTACCACTATTAGTAGGACCATTGAAAGATGGCATATATTGTTTTAGGTCAGTGACTATCTCATCTGTATAACTGCCATTGCCATTATAATCTAATAAAATATTCATTTCTAATTCATTATCTAATACAATATTATCTGTAGAAATTATTTCATAATAAACTTTCACTTGAATATAATATATTTCAGATGTTTGTTGAAGGAATCGTGTATTTCTTGCTGATATTCTGACCCCAAAATTACTACTATTAATACCTGATGCTGTAAGTCCTGTTCCCCAAGTATCAGAAGGGCCGCCCCAGGTTAATATAGTTGGTTGATTTTGATAGGATGGTGCCCCTCCTACCTCTGACCAATATTCATCTGTTCCGGCCTTATTATCTCCCGCTTGATTACCATCTCCGTCTAATAAATAAATAGCATCGGTCTTAATATATTGAGTACTAAATAATGATGTTCCTTTAACTTTAGCTTCAATTTCTATGCCTTTGATAGTAGCTAATACAGGAATATCAAATGCAAATCCAGTAGCAGTAATCCAGTCTGAATAAGTACTAGCTCCAATACTACAACTAGCTTTATTAGAAACGTCTGATATTATGTTATTTGGATTAGACCATGCATTCTTACCGTCTCTGTCTACATTAGTACCAATACTAGGAAGTAATTGAGAACTAAAAGTAGGAGGAGACTCTGCGTCCGTAAGTCCTATATATTCATTATAGAATCCCACTCTTATAAATACTCTTTCTATTGTTACCACTCCAGAAAATGTTATTGTTTCATATAAGTCAGTACATTGTAGATTTGTGCTTTCTTGGTTAGTTGTTCCATATTTACCAACTGTGGTACTAGCATATGTTCCTGAGATTGCTACTCCATCAACATGGTCAAACACATTCTCAACACCTGACCAAGTAGTATCTCCTACGGCGTCCTGTGTGCCACTAACATATGTATAGAAGTAAGTATCTACCATTATGTAAGTTTACCTATATGTAGTCTTAGTGTAGCAGTATCATCAAATATCTTTAAGAATCCTTCATCTAAATCTACCAAGAATCTTCCATCTGCGCTTTGTAATATACCAGCAGTCACAACACCTACGTCTGCACTAATAGATGATAGGTTGTCTGCGGTTACTTGTTCTGCTATTACTTCTCTCATGAATACTAATTCGTGGATTTGTACTGTACCATCCCATATGTATAATCTACACTCGTCTGCAATTATTCGCTGAGGAAAGACAGCAACGTTTCTACCAGAAGAAGTAGTCCAGTAATTAGTCTGCGCGTCAGCTTCATTTGTTGCAGCTAATAACTCACCGTTAGCATCTAAGGTGTGGTCTGCTTCTGCTTTAAGAAAACTCAAGCTCTCCTCAAATCTTTTGTATGCCACATATACATCAACTGGTACATCAGTCCATACACTTACTCTGTCTATAAAGTTCTCTATACCAAAGTCATAGTTAATCCAAACACCAGAGCTGCTTGTAGTATAACTTGGTCCATCACTGGTTTTATTTCTGTCGTATAGTTCTGTTAGTGTTCCTGATGCAGTACCATAATTATCCGTTATTACTATACTCTGAGTTAGTTCTGCATCTATATCTATAGCTCCTACCTTTAGCGGTGTTACTGAAGCAGGTATTGTAGTCTTTGAACCCGGGCCAAACCAATCATAAGGCTCTAATTGCACAAAGTGTGGTGTGTCAGTATCCAGACCTGTCTCAATCCAACTTGTACTATACCAACTAACTTCTACTATTTCTGTAGTAGGTGGATTAGAAGTATCAGCATACACTTTAATACTCTTACCATCATTATCTGTAGGAACTATATTACTCCAGTCTATTTTCAATCCCTGAAACAACGCTGTCACTGTAGGAGAAGTCCCACTCATATCAGGAGCAGGGTTATTTACAGATAGAACAGCGTCATTCTCTGACACTCTACCAAAGTTATTTCTTGCTCTTACTTTGAATTCAAAAGCTCTAACTGGAATTCCAGATGTGGTTGCATGGTCTTCCCAGTTCTTCATTTGAGTATATACATACCTATTATCTCTTACATATTCTGTTCTCAATACTGTATCATCTATTTCAGTTACTACTACTCTATAGTCTTTTAGTCCTGCGTGGACTGTATCATTCCACACTATTTCACAATCCGCTCCACTGAATGTAGTGGTGCTACCACCTAATACTGTAAGTCCTGTAACATCTGGAACTGTAACTCCTGAAGCGGTTAGAGTAGTGTTGGCTGAGTATAGTGTGTAGAAGTCATGGTCTGCGACCTGGAACTTTATTTGACTGATAGGAACATCCTGGGTGTCGGTTAAGTTCTCATCCAGTGTATAAGTGTAGTTATTATCCGTAACATGTACCGTTCTGAGTAGAGTGTCATCTGTTTTATAAACTCCCACTCTGTAATCTTTATGCTTACCCTCTGTTGAGTCATCCCATTCTATATCACAATCAGAACCACTGAATGATGTGCCTCCTCCAACTACCTGTACATTAGATGGAGCTGTAGGAGTGGATGCAGAAATGGAATCATCAAGACTTGTAGCAGACTCTCTATTTAATTTATCCCGACTGAAAATCTCCACTTCAAACGTACTGTTAGCTGTTCCGCTATGGTCTGCTTTGTTCTTTTCATATAAATAAATATATTCTTGTTCAGTAGTATACTCAGTTCTAAGTAGAGCATTATCAGATGTTCTGCGTATATTTACTTTATAATCTTTTATACTATCTGATACATCAGTAGTAGTATATGTAGTAACACCACTAATAGTTACACCACTAATACTTGTATGTTGTGAGCCTATGGAAGCATCCCATAATATCTTTGGGTCATAATCCGTGAATGTGCTTCCACCCTGTGCTGTTCGTAGATTAGTAGGAGGATAAGGTAAGAACAGATTATAAACTGCAAAGTCAGGAAGACTAACCCACTCACTGGTAGCTCCTACACCTTTACCTCTTATCTGTATAGTATATGTTCCACTTGCAACAGGTTTATAATCTAGTGTAGTAGTTGTTGTAACTCCTATAGCTTCCCATGTTCCACTCACTGTGCTTTGGTCAAATATTCTACCTTCGTAGATTTGAGTTCGTGGGTCCGTAGAAGCAATAAATCCTATTAGTAAACCAAACTTATATGTTGGTGGGTCTCCTACAACATATGGATACTCATAGGCGGTTAGTGATGTGGGAGCTGTTAGAACTCCTTCAGCTACTCTTGTAGTCACAGGAAGTTCTACTGATATACCTTGTTCTACCCTGGCATATTTAGTTGAGTCATATAATACGCCTGTAATTTCATGAGAGGATTTATCTACTTCTCTGTTGTTTATACATCTAAAGGTTCTATGTGCCAGGTCTGTAGATGTTACTACCCATACTAATCCTTCGTCCGTTGGAGGAACTAGTGGGTCAGTAAAGGTCAGAACTGTTTGGTCATCTCCTACACTATTGGTTAGTTCTCTTGTTAAGACACCACTATTAGTAGTCTGAACTAATAGAGTGTATGTCTCACCGAAGTCTATATCTATGGCCTTTTCTGTCTCAATAGTGATAGAAGTTCCACTTGCTACGACTACTCTTCCACCTCTTTTTTCCGACGCATAAAATCCATCGGCGACTGAAAATACATCTCCAGGAAATAAATCAACTACATCCATCCCGCCTCTAAATGTTACTGTTTCAGTAGCATTAAGGTCCGTATCAAGAGCCCATTTACCTATACGTCGTGCTAGGGATTGACTAATACATCCTATAGCGGTTATCTCTTGTAGTTGAACTCCGTAATTAGAAATACCTGTCTTATTCTCAACTACTTCTATAGTTCTCTTACCAAAGTCATTAGGGTCATTCCAACTTACATGTACGGTATTAGTTCTTTTTCTTCTAGCGGTGCCTTCATAATTGAATACTCCGCCTTCTACATTTGCATTAGTCAATACCTTACTAACATCTGTAGGACTATCCTGCACTAGTGTTAATTGACCATTTACCCACAGAGGAAAAGCCCTCATTGAAGAAGCTATATGACTTAATACATTTATTGCGTCTGCTTGTGCCGAAAACGGGTGGTTGAAAGTAAATCTACGCTCTGTTCCTGACGTGGTAGCATAGGTCCCGTCTGATTGTGCTGTTCGTTTAGTCCAGGGTACTTGTGTATCATTATATGCACTAATAGTGTAAAATCCAAACTTATCTACCAGTGAGGCATCAAGCCCTAATCCATATCTATCATTAGTGGCTACATCATAGAAACACCATACAGGGTTATCCGTCCATTCAGTCTTGAATGTCCCACTCCAAGCGCCACTATAAGTTGCTGTATCAGTATCCTCATCATAGTATCTATTATCTGGTACTGATACTTTCTTCCATTTACCGTAGTATGCTCTACTTGGTATCTGGCTACCAAATTGTTTGGCGTCTAATTCAACGCCCATTAAAGCACTATCTGGGTAGATTAGATTTTCATCCACCACTTCTGTATAAGACTTCCAGTGAGTAGCATTCTGTAATCTTGTGGTTGAACTATCCGCAGTTATACGTAGTAATGTTATAGTCCAAGGAGCATTACCATATTGTCCTATATTATCTATGCGGACTTGTCTCTCATATGGTGCTACACATTTACCACTGATAGTTTCTGTCTTTACTACTACAGGGCTTCCACCGTCAGGAGTTACTGATATTCTAACTTGAACTGAAGTAGTATTAACATCTCCATTAGTTATATTCTGTGATAAGAGAGTAGGAACTACTATAGTGACTAATACACTATTTACATCACTATTTGTTACCGACCTTGTTACTGCTCCTCCAGCTACTGTTAATTGAACATTTACTGAATGCCCTGTTTCTACTTTATCAAATCCTGGTATATGAGTTTGGTCTACTGTGCCTACTCTATTAGTTAGTGTTACTCCCTGGAAATTATATGTTCCAGTAGATGATTTGAAAGGCACCTCATTGAAATAAGTTGATTGCTCCCAATCATCATTGTTAGCAGGTCCTTCTATTTCTCCTTCGCATAGTAAATCAAGTATGCGGGCAACGGCAGATGACTGTAATGAATTAGCGGCTTCTACAGGCGTTCTTGGAGGCGGAGCTTGATATACGACGGTCTGCTGTACTACGGTAGTTCCACCACTACTTCCACCACCACCGCCACCTTTTTCACCTTTAAGTTCTGGGTATAGTCTATCTGTAAGTTCTTTATCCATTATGATACCTTTATCCCCGCAGAAATAGTTATACTACCTATCCAAGTCTTACCGTATGCAAGAGGCACTGGACCGCCTTGTTCAGTATTATTTACTGGACCATTGAATAGATAACTTGGTCTTTCTTCTGGTGCTTCCTGTTGTGTATATGCGACAGCTGCTGGCATTTGGGATTGTCCTCCTATGCCACCTCCAGCGTCTGGTGTGGGCATCATCAACTGTGAGATACCTCCAAGTATCATAGCTGCTCCCATTATACCTACTTTCCAAGCTACAGGAGCAAGGGCGGGAACAAACACAGCAGCCGCTATAAGAACTACTCCTATAATAATATTGAAGAACCCTGACTTATTACCAGCAGTAATAGGAACTATATGAATATCTCCTCTGTCAAAAGTCATTGTAAGTTGGTCTTCTGTTAGCTGGTCTTTATCTCCTATGACTACAGCATACTCACCGTCTTTATGTATACTCTGTCTGAATTTTGGATAGTTAGCTATTAATCCTCTTATAGCTTCAGCTGGACTATGGGCATCAAGTTTATGTTTCTTGCCGAATTGTTCTCCAAGGTATCCATGCAGATGTATATCTCTTAACATATTATTCTCCTGTGTATCTTATGAAACATTTCCACGCTTCTCTATAACGCATCATTGGCTCTCTACAAGATAATTTATGATATAAATGATGTAATACTAATCCATTACCTAAAAATATAGCACAATGATTTACTATTGGAGCTTGTATCTGTGCGAAGCAAGCATCTCCTACTTGTAATTCACTCATACTTATCCTAGTAAGATTGAGTTGATTCATACCATTTATTATCATGTTTTCGGGTTTATGATTATTATATTCTTTCCAGAAATGATTTGAGCGCGGGAAAATAGGTAAGGTACCTATACCATTTATTCTATAGTAATCTCTTACCAGTGTATAACAATCATATATACCATGAGCAAATGGTCGCCCTATAAGGTCTTGAGGTGGGAGTTGGTCGCCCCAGCAGAAATGTCTAGTGTAGTTACCATACTTATTTATATGTATCAAACACCAAGGCACGTTAGTTGCTATCTGTTGAAGCATATCTGATTTAGAAGCATGCCCCGTATCATTTTGTGTTTCAGTATCACAGTGACTATGTATAATAAAATCTATGTTACCTTCATTGAGTATATATGCATTAGAATGTATCTTAAATTCATTTACAGGGTCATCAGCGATATTCTTATAGGGCTTATACTTACCGTTTATTACCATACCACAAGATTCATTTGGGTATGATTCTTGTGCATGTTTTATAGCTGGTGCTATAATATATTCAGGCAAATATTCTTTCATTACTCCTCCAAGTATTAACGATATGGGGCACCAAAACGACTTACACCAGGAAAGCCTCTAAAAGGTTTCTCCTCATCTACAAATCGTAAGTTACAATCAAATAATCTCTTACCACAAGCATCCAGACCAGAAGTAGTAGTATCTCCATTCTCATCAAATACTAAATCACCTGTATATGGGCAGGTCGCATCGGTATAATCAAAAGCAGATACACCATCCCATACTCTATAAGTATGACTACATATATCTCTTAGTATTTGTCTCTTAGGTAGTTGTCTATTAACTTGGTCTATGATAGATACTAATTCCCATTCTATGAATAAGGGATTATGTGCTTTCTTTCTTTCTATATAATATATGTCAGTAGGAAACTGAGCCGCACTATCTGCCGCCGCTCCGTCGTCCAAATACTTTCTAAATGTTCTACGTCTTGTTAGTTTAGACCCTACCATATCATTTAGTGATACTATTGATGCAGTAAACGTCTGATTCACATTACTTATTCTTATAGTAGGTCTTGCTTGTACTCCATCTGCTTTATGCTCTAGCCCTTCTATTTCAACTTCTATGGGTAGATATTCTACACCATTGAGATATACACTAGTTCCCGATTCAGTCGTGTTAGGAGTAAAGTAGAATATAGAACCACCTATATCAGTAGTATCTACTTCCCACAAGTCTACTAGTTGACCTGGGTCAAACTTTACTACACTGCTTTGGATTTTATCATTAAGGGCCATTAAACTAAATCAAACTCCTTGCGTAGATTAGCTGATAAACTATAAGTACTATTGCCTAATTCATTTAGTGACCATGTTTCACATGTCCATCTATCTGTAGCAGATATATTCCAAGTTGTATTCCAAGTAGCATTGATGGTGAATGATTGATAGCCCGCCCGCTCTTCAAAATGAGTAACTAGTGCTAAGATATCTGTACTACTACCTACCCATTGTAGATTTAGATTAGAGTTAATCATATTAATACCGTCACCTAATCGTTGCCTATATCCTTCACCAAACTCATTGAATAATACTCTAGCCTTGTCTTCACGACTACCACCACTTCTCATAGGTGTCAAAGTTGTTGGGAGTGTACCTGCCATTATATTGTCCTCATACTAGATGTATTTAACATACCACCAGTTCTACGCTGGTCCATCATTTCTTGTCTTATTAGTAGTTTCATTTGATTTGTGATATCTTTTGCTAAGTTTCTATTCTGTTCGTCTGCATTAGCTCCTCTGTTCTGTGTTTGTACATTTACTACGAAGGTATTACCGCCACCACCACCTCCACTCAACATTACAGGCACAGCCCCATTCTTCAGAGGTATTACTGCTTCGTTACCGTGTGCCATTATAGGATATCCTGATGTAGGACCATTGAATACGTTACCACCTTGTGCTTTTGGTAATATACCACCATCTCTGAATCCGAATAAACCGCCTATAGCTCCACCTATACCAGTTATTACTCCACCAAGTCCTCCTAGTCCTCCTCCTATACCACCTCCAGAAGTAGTAGACGGAGCAGTTGGTATACCTGCTCTTGCTTTGGTAGCCAACATATCAAAAGCGAAACGGAATAGTTGTCTGGATAGCTGATTCAACATACCTGCCATTACTTCTCTAAATGACTTAGCTTCAAAGATTAGATTCTCAAAAGCATTGCCTAGAGAATCTTGCATTATGTCCCCTATGCGTTTCCACATATCTTCCCATGCTTTCTGCTCTTTTTCTCTATGTTCTTTTGCCTTTCTTTCCTGTTCTGCTAAAGCCTCGTCCAGCTGACTCATGGATTCTTCTAACATTCGTTGTTCTTTAGCTAAAGCATCTGCTCTAACCTTATCCATAAATTTCTGATGTTTCTCTTGTGCCTCTTCTTTATATTTCTGCTCTAATACCGCTAGCTCACCTATATCTTGTGCTTTTTGTGTTTCCGCTGCTAGTAATTTATCTATATCTCTTATTACATCATCAGCTAATTTATCATTTATTGCCTTTATTTCAGCAGCATTCTTTTCCTCAATCTCTTTTTTAGCTGCTGCTTTTTGTTCAGTCGTTATTCTACCAGTTACTACTTCTCCACCCTGTTCATTTACTTGTTTTCTAATAAGTTTACCAGAATCTATAAATTCTTTTATTTGTTTAACTTGTTCGTCTATTTGGGTTTGCACTTTTGCGCCATAATTTTTTAATGCTTGGATAGAGGTTTCATTCATCATCCTCATTTTGCCAAAACGTAATTGCCAAATTTCATTGAGTACTCTTGTTCTTTCTTTTTCTAATCTCTCAAACTCTCTAAAAACTTTATTGAGTTTATCTAATTCTTCTGCCGTTGATTTTGGCCCAGCAAATAATTTATGTCCTGGCGCAGTCAGTCCTTTAGGTGGTTTAACTTCAAGAGGAGCTACCTGCTCAGCTGTCTCTGGAGCCAAAGCACCAGTAGCTCTACCTATAGATTTATATAAACTATCAAATTTATTAATTATTGATGTTAGTCCCTTAATCAGCGGTTCAAATGCTGGTACCAATGATTTCTTAATAGAATCCCCTAGATTTTTAGCGGCAGCCCCAAGTGCCTCAAATCCTTCTGCAGCTGTTTCTCCTCCACCTATACGTTCAGCAAAATCACTGCCTTTACGTATGGTTTCATTCAAAAATGCTTGTTTCTTTTCCGCTTCTGTTAATTGACTAACTGTTTTACCAAGTGAATCGGCATAATTCTTATAAGCATCGTCTAACCTAAATACTATACCTAAATTATCCAGAATCATCTTGGACTGCCTACCGACAGCAACTGTGATATCATCAAATGCCTGTGTGACTGTTTGTCCTGTAATTCTTGAAGTCGCGCGAGCAATTCGCATTAATTCCTGCAATTTCTCAGGAGCTATATCAAGTAACATAGCTTTGCCAGCACTATTAATAAGAGAAGCTGTACTAATAGATTCTCCAGATACTTGTCGTAGTCCATTTATTATATTAGTAGATGACACACCAAAACTTGCTGATAGATTGCTGAAAGCATTGGCTTGTTGTTGTAATTGAGCCCCCATTTTAGCAGCATCATATGCTTTGCCCATAGTCTTGATTGCAACAGTAACAACACCAATGGCAACAGCAACTTTACCAAAACTGGATATTAGGCTTTTATTACCGCCAGAGATACCATCAGTCATGCTCTTGCCACTACTCTTTACACTATCAAGATTCTTTTTAACCTGTGCAGCGGCTTGCTTACTACCTTTCTCCTTGGTTATTACATCAACTTGGATTTTTTTTGGCATCGTTTTTATCCTTATACAGTTTTTGTAAGAGTATTTGGTCTGCTTTACTATTACTTGATATTACTTTACCTGATTCTTCTTTTTCTCCCGACTGAGCTTTCATACCAGCTGTTATGTATGCTATGGCTTTGAGGGTGACACCCTTCCATTGTTCTTGTGGTATAGCTTCCAACTCAAGAGCATATCGTATGCCATCAGGTTGGATGCCACCCATGCCGTTAGTAATCATACTACCATAATTCTGTAACAAATATAATATAGGTGTATTACAAGGTAGTAACTTAGGTCTCTTACAAGCCTCACAGTCTGGTTTTCTATTTTTTCTTCTATTAAGTTCTACACAATCCCAACATTTTAATGTGCTAGGATTATAATCCCAGGCTGCAAGGTCAATTAGTTTTTTACTTCTTTATTGAACTCATCCCTTATCTTCTTCTGTTGTTCATCTACGAATCCGCCTACACCATCTATATTATCAAATACTAAGCGTTTGTTATCTTCATTACATGATAAGGCTTTACCATTCTGGTCTTGTAGGTCTTTCCAATCCAATACACAAGCATTGAAAACTACCCATACATAATGACCAAAAGTAATATCACCAGTCATGGTATAAGGATTCATAGAATTGGGAAAGGGACGAATCTTCATAGAAAACCCTTCGTACTCTACCCATGTACCTTCTAACTTCTTCAGGTCTAATTGTTTCATTATTCATTTTCCTCCAAATTTTATTTTACGCGGTTCTATAAATTGGGCCACTTCCCTGGAAAGAGAAGGTCACTCTACCGACATCACCCTGAGCAACTGCAATAGGTG